GTGATCGAAGCCCTCCTGAACGGCATTCGCCCGATGCTGAAACACCGAGCGTCGTTGTTTGATGGTACAGTTCCAGGTGTAGTCTCGGGAGGAATCCAAGTTGAAGACGGTGAGATTACCCTGGCGACGAAGATTCCGGAAGGTTTCATGTACGTCGGACAGGTTGAGAACCCTGTTTTCGAGAATACCCGGACAACTATCAGGCGGTCACCAGTGTATGACATCTGTGGCCCTGTGAAGAAGAAGCCAGCTCACCTGGCCCCTTTCAAGCAGGACGATATGGTGATTGATCCACGGATGATGGCGATGGCGAAGGCAGCTGGGCCGAACATGCGAGTGCATCCTCAGTTCCTGGAGGAGGCAGTTAACAACGTGAAGCAGAAGATTAGCTCCCGCGTCCGACTCTCTGACTTTCGTGTGCTGACGTTCGAAGAGGCAATCACCGGTATTGCTGGTGACGACCGTTACCCTCCAATCAACCGGGCGACTTCACCGGGCTACGGTTGGAGGAAGGTCGGTAAGGGCAAGACACGATGGCTGGGCGAAGATGAGTACGTCTTTGACCACCCAGAGTTGGTTGCTGCGTACAACGACGGCATGGCGAGGTTACGACGAGGTGAACGCCTGGGCAAGTTCTGGACGGATACTCTGAAGGATGAGCTCCGCCCTATCGCGAAGGTTGACCAAGGTAAGACACGGCTGTTCTCCGCTGGGGAGATGGTGCAAACCATCATCCTGCGGCAGTATTTCGACGGCTTTGCCGCCCACATGGCCAGGAACCACACCGACGTTGAGAGCTGCGTTGGGCTCAATGTGTACTCCATGGATTGGGAACTGCTGGCACGAAGGTTGCAGCGGAAGGGGAGAGCCGTCGTAGCGGGTGATTTCACCAACTACGATGGATCTCTCCCAGCGTCTGTAATCTGGGCCACGTTGGACGTAGTTGAAGACTTCTACGCCAAAGTACCAAGTGATCCGGAAGATATGGAGATCCGCACGCTGCTCTGGCTTGAGATTGTGAACTCCATCCACATCTCGGGTAAGGACGTGTATGTGTGGACTCACGGTCAGCCGTCTGGGTGCCCTTTCACTTCACTCCTCAATTCCGTCGTACACAGTATTGTTGTGCGTGTTGTTTTTCTGCTCTGCGCGGAGAAGTACGCACCCCAGTACTGTTCCATGGCGGCATTTGAGGAGCACGTCAATCACAACAACTACGGGGATGATGATGTCACGAATATCAGCGACGAGATACTCCCATGGTTCAACCAGATCACGCAAGCGGAAATGTACGCCACATTTGGAATGACATACACAGATGAGGCCAAGACAGGAGAGATGGTTTCCCACAGGTACCTCGAGGACATCGCTTTCCTCAAGCGGAAGTTTCGTTGGGACGCTGATCAAGCGCGACATCGAGCACCGCTTGAGCTGGACACAATCCTCGAGATGCCTTGTTGGAACAAGACCCGGACAGATAGCCAAGCAGCCCTCACTGCACTAGTGTTGCAAGACGCCGTTTACGAACTCTCACAACACTCGCGACAGGTCTGGAATCTGCACTACCCAAAACTTGACGCTGCCCGAAGCGCAATATACCACATGGCCCCATGCGCGTTTCCTACATATGAAGAAGCTAACCGCCTCGACATGGAGAAATACGTATACCGTGGAAAATTGTCGCAAAACCCCGTGATCAGGGCTTCGGACTATTCGCCGGACGGTCCGATGCAGCAAATCCCGCTGGGGTGCTTGGCTGGGAAGGCCCAGTCAGCGGAGGGAGAGGTATTTACCTCTAGTGGTGCATGTGTGCCCTCCAGAATCAATAGGCTATGCACCCGGCGTGCTGGTGCGGGAAGATTAAGTGGTCCCCGCCCCGAAGAAAACTCACTTGCTACAACTCAAACACTAACACACCAACTCCAACAACTACAGTTGACAGAAGACACCGCTTGGAAGCAGCTTTCACAGGGAATCATTGACGTGGTGAATGTTTACACGCAGGTTATGGAACAGCGTGCGGGTGGCTGGAAGCCTGATGAAGGCATGGTAGCCAATACTGCACGCTCCCTACACCGCGCGTGTAATTCGCTGATCACGTTGCGTGGTTCTCCAGGAGTTACCACCCCGCCATCTGATCCCGAACTTAGTGCCGCGCAAGCAGTTGCGTATCTAGACCAAGTGGATCAGTTGCCGGACATCGATTTTGGAGTAGACACCGTTGATGAACATCTTGACGGCATCTTTGACGCTCCGCTGACTGGTGCAGCGCAGTCTGGCCTTGAGGAGCCTAGTGAAATTCCGAATTTCGCAGGCGAGGAAGGCGAGACAGTGCGGCAGCAGGAAGTGATGAAGATCGTCGAGGACGGACAAGTGAACGTTGAGGACCGCGCTATTTCGACCACTGTGCCTGAAGAAATTCAATGTGGAGCTCAGGATGGACTTACCAATGACATCATTGGTTTCCTTAAGCGACCCATCCTGCTCCATTCATTTGAGTGGACGAAGGCGCAGGGCAGGGGTGCGATCGTGACACAGAAGGATTTTCCGCATGATTGGATCTTTTCCAACCCGATGATCCAAGAAAAGTTGCGTGGCTTTCGATTCTTGCGTTGCACATTCGTCATTGAAATCCAGGTAAACGCACAACCTTTCAATGCCGGAGCACTGCTAGCATGGTTCAACCCTCTTGGGGGTGAAGACTACAAGAGGTTGTCTTCCGCTTACCATCTAGGCGGAAAGTT